GACATTTACACCACAGACTGGTGTTTCAGTAAACTTGGTGAGTTATGATTTAAATGTTACAACACAATCACGCTCAATTTCTGGTTCAGCAAAAGAAACTCTTGCGTCAATGCGTAAGAATGCGCCATTTAGATATGCTTCTCAAAATCGAATGGTTACTGCATCTGATTACTCGGCTCTTGCTCTGAAAAACTTCTCGTCTTTAATCAAGGACATTCAATCTTTTGGTGGACAAGATGCACTTGAACCAGAGTTTGGCACAGTGTTTCTTTCTATTCTGTTTAATGATGATGTATCTGCTTCACGCATCTTGACAACGAAGACATCAATTCAGGACTTGGCTGACCAGTTAGCCGTAGCGTCATTTACATTGAAGTTTGAAGACCCGGTAAAAACATTTATCGAAACCGAGATATTCTTTCAGTTCAATCCAAACTTGACAACGCTTTCTGCAAATACAATTAAAGATAATGTGACGACCGCAGTGAATAATTACTTCTCTGATAAGACAGGTAGGTTTAATCAATCGTTTAGGCGTTCAAATCTGCTCACTCTGATTGACGATGTATCGCCTGCAATTCTTTCGTCTCGTGCGAACATAAAAATGCAAAGACGATTTGTTCCTACATTGACAGCTATTCAAGCACATACTATTCGCTTTGCGGCTCCAATTGCCGCACCTGATGATGTAACTTATCGTATTCAATCGTCTTCGTTTACATACAGAAACAAAGTATGTATTATTCGTAACAAACTAAATTCAAACAAACTTGAAGTATTTAATCAGTCCGACAATAGTATAATCATTGACAATGTTGGTAACTATGCTGGTGACACTGTAAATCTCGTCGGTCTTCAAGTTGATGCACTTCAAAGCGGCACCACAAATATTAAAATAAGTGCGACTCCTGCAAATCAGACAGCAATCAGTCCACTCAGAAGTGATATTGTTGAACACGACAATCAAATCTCTAGTGTGAGTATTGTTGAAGTAGCACCAGGTATTACGAACTAATGAGCCATAAGACAGACGATACTCTGAGAGACTTAAACAGGAGAGACATTGCCTTTCCTGACTATAAGCACGACCAGATTTTACCTGGCTTCTTTGCGACGGATTATCCAAAACTGTTATCTCTTCTTGAAGAGTATTATCATTTTGAAGATGGTGATGACGCTCCGTCTCGTCTTGTAAACGACCTCTTCTATTCTCGTGACATCACTCAAGTTGACTTATCCTTACTGTCTTATATTGAAGATGAACTTCTTTTAGGTCAGTCATACTTTGAGGGATTTGCTAACAAAAGAGATGCCGCTAAGTTTTCAAATATATTATATCGCTCAAAAGGTACCAAATTTTCTATTCAGCAGTTCTTCCGAACTTTCTTTAGCATTGACCCTGATGTTGTATACACAAAGAACAATGTATTTAAACTGAACGGCGGCGCTGATTATGCCACAGTAGAAAAAGAAGCCTTGCTTGACCAGGGTGTAGAAGAGTATGGTAGTCTTGATAGCGATGGAGCAAGAACTCGATTTGATGCGTATATTTCTGAGAACTATACACCACTATCTGTGATTGGTTCTAACTCTGAACGATTTCTAACTGATGATAAATTATATCAAACTTTCGCTGTTCAGATTAAAGCAGAACTTCCTCTGAGTGACTGGATTGAAGAATATAAACTATTTGCTCATCCAGCAGGTATGTATCTTGGCTCACAACTACAAATTGTATCTGTCTCAACCGATTTGATGGTAGCACCAGAAGTTTTACCGCCTGTAAGTCCTCCAGTTCAGGTTATAGATACCGCATTCTTTGATACCTTTGCTGTTACTGACAATACGTCACTGGTGAATGACTTAATCGATTCATCTGGTATGTTGAGTAGAATTAGACCAGAACTTGTTGATATAAACAAAATTAATAACTACGGAACTATTGCTGAGATTAATAATCAATATGGTTCATTGCGTGAAGCACAAATCGCATCGTCACCAACATTCGATGATTCAGACTTCTCAACAGATTCAGCCGCAGTTGGGTTCAAAGGTATGGACATGTCAAACAACTTCGCATTCGAAACTATGGACCAAGAAAAACATCCATACTATAGTGCAGACTCAGATGTATATTTGTCAAACTTAAACGCAACTTGATAATAAAAGTCGTATAAATAGATAAAAGATTACAGGATAAACGATGACAACTAGAGAAATTATCAATAAAGGCACTACCGCCAATGATGGGACGGGCGATACACTTCGCACGGCTGCTGGTAAGATTAATAATAACTTTGGACAATTATTCTTTGCGATTGGCGGAGACAGTGCATCGTTTTCTCAAAAAATTCTTCTACGAGACGAAGGTATTCTTTTTGAAGGGTCAACGGACAATGATTTTGAAACAAGACTTGGTGTTGACAATCCTACACAAGACAATGTAATCATACTACCCGACGACTCAGGAACGCTCATTCTAGACTCGTGTGAACAAACACTTACTAATAAGACAATTCTAAGTCCTGTTCTTACTACACCAACTATTCGAGATACAAGTGCTGACCACAATTATGTTTTTGCTGTATCAGAATTGGCAGCAAATAGAACAATCACATTACCTCTTTTAGCAAGTAATGATACATTTGTCTTTAACAATCATGTAGCAACACTTAAAAACAAAACTTTAAATTCTCCAGTTCTACACACACCAAGACTTGGTGGTAAACTTCTTGATAGTTCTGGTGCTGAAATTCTTGAATTGACCAAGGCAACAAGTGCTGTAAACTATATTGAAGTCACGAACTCAGCAACAGGTGCTGGTCCTAGCATTACTGCTACAGGTGATGACACAAATGTCAATCTTGAAATTAAGACAAAGGGAACTGGTGCGATTAGTTTTGAAAACAAGATTGCGCTTGAAAAAGGGACCGATGTAACTACAACAACTGCAATCGACTTGACAGACCCACTGACAATTTTCAATCCAACATCTACACAGATTGACCCCACGATTGCGACAGGTGCTATCACAGGTGAAGTCAAATCTATTATGAATGTCGGAACACAAAGTGTGCATTTGTATGGTGCAACAAGCGGTATTTTAAAAGATGCTGACTCAAATGGTGGTTTCCTTGACATTCCATCAGGCAAAGGCTGTCAGTTATTATATGTTTCATCAGAATCAAAATGGTTTATTCTAGGCAACAACGGTGTAACCGGCGGATAAGAAAATGGCAATTATTACAAACAGAATTAAAAAACAAGTTATTGAAAGTCTTATCACGGACTTCGACAGCACTGGAACACAGTATTATATCGGCGTAGGTCGTTCTCAAGACTGGAACGATTCTGATGTTGCACCTACGGAGTTAAGTCATCAGCGTGAGGAACGAGACTTTAGACACGGTCTTCAGTCAATCAAAACAATTGCTGATTTATCTTTCGTTGTGCCTCGTTACAATTGGTCAAGCGGCGCTGTCTATAGTGCATACAGAGACAACTTTGTTGGTTATCCTACTCAGCCATACTATGTGATTAACGAGAATAATCAGGTTTACATTTGTATTGAAAACGCAACAAACGCTGAAGGGGTTGCCATTGTTTCGACAGTTCAACCAACAGGTAACACATCAGGCACACCATTCGCAACTGCTGATGGTTATATCTGGAAGTTCTTGTATTCTGTTAGTGCTATTGATGCTAATAAGTTTATTGCCGCAAACTATATTCCGGTTAAACTACAGGGTCTGACAGATTCAAACTCTCAAGCATCTGACATTGAGCAACTTGCTGTTCAGAATGCGGCAGTTCCTGGTCAAATTATTGGTTATACTGTTGAGTCTGGAGGTGCAGGCTATACATCAGCACCAACATTAAGTGTTACGGGCAATGGTAGTGAAGCGCAAGCGACACTTTCAATTTCAGGCGGTGTTGTAACAAAGGCTGAGTTGATTGATAGTAGTGGTGCATTCACTCTTGGTTCGGGCTATGACTATGCAAAAGTAACCTTGAGCGGCGGTGGCACTCCATCAAAACCTGCTAAACTTCGTCCTGTTTTATCAACACCACTCGGATTCGGTGGTGACCCAAGAGACGACCTTCGCTCAACCGCGATTATGTTTAATGTGAAACCAGAAGGTGCTGAAGGTAATGGTGACTGGATTATTGGTAACGATTTCCGTCAAATTGGTCTTGTTAAGAATATGAGAGCATATGTTGATGGCAAGGCTGATAGTGCAAATGGTCCTCTGTTTTCCGCTACTACGGGTTCTGCACTAAACAAACTAGGAATCACTGGTTTATCAGGTGACCAAGTTGATGTTAGATTTACACAATCTGCGACTGGCGCTAGTGCATATATAGATAAAATTGACTCAGCTAACATCTGGTATCACCAAGACGAAGACACAGGATTTACTGAATTTAATTTGTCAGCGATTACTGGCACTGGTATTTCAGGAACAGTCAATTCAGTAGACTCTGCTGAAGTCTATAAATACACAGGTGAAGTTCTCTACATCGACAATCGTGCGGCAGTATCACGTTCCGCAGACCAAACCGAAGACATCAAGATTGTAATTCAAATTTAAGGCTAGTTAGATGGTTAACGCATTTACAGAAAATACTTTTTCGACCACTTATAAGGACGATTGGAGAGATAGCGACCATTATCATCGCATTCTGTTCAATAGTGGTCGTGCGTTGCAGGCTCGTGAACTTACACAGATGCAAACCATCATTCAAGAAGAGATTTCGAAAT